TGATGCTATTATCATAAGCAGTCTGCTCCTCTGCAGTAAATCCAAGTGCAACTAAATCTATCCCTGTGTTTCCTCCACCCCCTGAACTAGCAACATTAACAGTCACATCAACCTTACTGTAACCGTCAGTGGTAGGTGTATAGTTGTAAGTGCCGTTTTCAGTCAGCTCAATACTCAATTCTTCTGTCTCAAAAGTAGGTATCTCAGGCATCTCAACTGCAACTGTAACCTGATTGTAACCGTCTTCTTTGGTATAAGTGCCGTTTTCAGTGAATTTCACCGCTTCAAGGAGTTCTTTCTGGTCTGCAGCACCGTCTTCAAGACCTTCTGCATAACCGTCATTGTAACCCTCTGATTCACCCTGAGTGAAACCGTCAGCGACACCAAGGTCATATCCGCTGTCATAACCCTCTTGTCTTGCAGTCTCCTTCAAAGATTCAACCTGCTCATCAGTGTACTTCTGAGGTACATTGACATTAACCGAAACTGGTTTATAACCTGTAATCTCCTCATTGTCATACAGATAACCTCCATTTTCAGTTATTTCGACTGACAAGTTCTCAATTGTTACTCTTGTTCCCTTGCCATACAGTTCATCTATCGCTGCATATATTGCATCAACAGAATCAAATGTCATATTTGGGTCACCGCCCAGAGCAACATACATTGAGAATGCTACTCTGTAAGCGGGACTAGATATTAAGTTTTCTGCCATTGTGATTATCGGTTCATTTCATATTCTTTCATCTCTGCCTCATGAGCAAGTCTAGACTGCTCCTCAAATGCTTCATGCTCCTCAACTGTTATAGTTCTATAGTCATCATCATAAGCATCCCTGATAGGCATATACATACATACAGAACCACTATAGTTCTTTATGTCATCGGTCTCTGGATTGTATGATGTAATTCTATATCCTTCCTTTGCATGTACGTGTACGAACATATTAGGTTTTACTTCTGCTACCTCAAGGTTTTCCATTTTAAGAATTTGCTCTTGTGTCATATAATTTATTGTGTTTATTTATACAGTATATAAAACGTTATCAAGTATTGTGTTGATGTCACCTACAATATTGTCAACTTCGGTCTTGGTGTAATAACCGCTTAGGTCAACTTCAACATTTGCTATCTTAGTGTCAACTTCTTCTTTAGTATAGTAGTTCTCAAGACTGATATTGGCGAGTATGTCATCTATCTGCTCTTTAGTATAATAATCCAATGCAGTTTCAAGATACTCCTCAACTATAGGTGTAACTGTATCTAACAGTGTGTCTTTGAACTCGTCTGTTTCAAGATATCTTGCAATCAGTAGTTCATATTGACTTAGCATCGTATCAATCTGCTCTTTGTCATAGATGTTCAATGCGAAGTTGTCAAAAACCTGTCTTGTAACTCTATTGTCAACTTCTGCTTCTATGCCGTTAGACCACTCTTCAAAGTATGCATCATCAAGTTTCTTATCCAACTCACCTGCAAGCGAACTTGTACTACGTATCACTGCTTCTGTCAAGTTGTCAAACTCTTGTCTGCCGACTTTGTCACTTAACACTGTATTTGTTGCATCTCTAAATGCAACGTATTCACTATCATTGACTTTAGTGTTGAGTTCATTTATCAGATTTTGAGTGTTAGTGTCAATCTTGTCATTAAGTGCAGCTATCTGCTCCTGTGTTACATCATCCTTTTCATTCTCCGCTACCCAGTTCTCAAAGTATGCAGCACTTAACTTACCTGCTAATTCAGAATCAATACGTGCAGTTGTGGTCTCAACCTGTTCAATCAGATTATTTACAGTCTGCTTATCTGCTTTGTTATCTAATTGATTATCAATATTATTAGCATAATTATTGAATTCTGCAAGTCCAAGTTTAGAGTCTAATCCTTGTTCTAATGAACCTGTTCTCTCATATAATGCAGTGTACAGCTGCTCATATTCGGTTCTGCTAACACCGTTTTCTATCTTTTCAGTGTTGCTGTTGACTTTTTCAACTAAGTTATTGAAGGACTGTCCTGTCGGTCTTGAATCAAGTTCCTTTTCAACATTGTCTGCCCAGTTGTCGAAATAAGCAACATCTACCTTGTTCTCCAACTCACCTGCAAGTGAACTTGTACTCTGTATGACTGCTTCTGTCAAGTTGTCAAACTGTGTCTTTGTTACAGAATTATCTAACTGTGTATCAACCTGCTCTTTCCAGTTCTCAAAGTACGGTAAATTGACTTTCTGTCCAAGTGTGTTGTTTATAGTGTCAATCTGGTCAGTTAAGTCCTGTCTGAGAGTGTCAAAGTTCTGCTGTGTCGGTCTTGAATCAAGTTCCTTTTCAACATTGTCTGCCCATTCATCAAAGTATGCAGTGTTGACTTTCTGCTCTAACTCTCTTGCTAAAGTGGTGGTTGCATCTGTAACACCCTGAACCAAGTCATCATATTGTTCCTTTGCTACTAAATCTGGAACCCCTTTAAGGTCATCGAATGAACCTGTATAAGCAACTGTCGCCAACTGAGTTCTCAATGGGAACAAGGTCATTATCTCATCTTTTGTCCAGTATGCACTTGTTCCAACAATCGCAGGGATCTCAAACTCATCATCAAAGCACTCACCCATACCCTTAGTTGATATTGACATCTGAGCATAACCACCTGCAAGTCTGTCTGCAAAGTCCTGCTCAAATAAGGTTATGCCAACTGGATATGATACTGTCAGCATGTCATCTGCGGTATTAAGTGCACCGACAATTGTCTGAATTACAGTTGCAGCATCAGAGTGAACTGAGTCCCTGTTAGCATTGTCTTCAAGCAGTCTGTCAGCATAGTAGATTGTCGCATCATAGGTTGTAGTTGACTCCCTTGTGTTTACCCTTGTTATGACGAAAGAGACTGACCCATACTTGACTTCCTCAACATTCCAAGATTCATACGGACTAGTCGTATAATAACTCTGAACGAGAGCTATCTGCTCTGCAATGCCCTTTACGAGTTCGTTTAATATATTTACATTCAACATTTCAAAAGTCTTTTATTTCGTCATTAAAGCACCCAATTCGTTGTGTAGGCATCTGGGTCTGCCATCATATCAGCACCATTACGTGTACTTTTATATTCTGGATATAATCCTGCATTAGCACAGAGGTACTTCGACATTCTTTCAGCATAAAATGTTGCTCTCAACTCATAATGATTAGCAACAAGTTGCGCATCCTTCAAAGTGGTTGACTGTACATTGTCATGTGTAGTCTGAACAACTCCAACGTTTCTGTACTTGTATGCCAATGGGATAGTAACTTCGCTCAACACCTTAAATTTCAAATAGTTGGTAATATAGTCATCAAGGAGTGTCTTATAAGCAGTAAACTCATCCTTAACAATATCATTAGTAATTACTAAATCATATAGTTTATCAAGCAGTTCTGTACCAATAAGTTGCTGTAAGTAGATATCCTGACTAGTCTCTATTGCTGGCGCAAGGAACTCTGAACCAGTGTTGTCATTTATGATTGTTTCAGACTTCAAAGTCTCATCTGATATAAGAAGTGCTTTACTCATTTGTCTCAACTGTATTTATTTCATCATCCCATACAACCAACTTATTGAATGTAATAGAATCCTCTGTGGTGTCGAACACCTTGTTAAATATCTTGATAAATGTCTTCTGCAGCGGTTCAATCATAGTCTTATAGAACAACTGAAAACTTTCAAGGAATTCAGTCTTTGAGAATCCTGTGTTTTCTGGGTTCATACCGAACAGCGCAGGGGTCGCTCTAAATGAGATGAATATCTCTTCTGTTATTGAATCCTTTAAAGTGTGGAACTTCTCGTCTGCATGGTCTGAATCCAACCTCTGAACTGATGTAGCATTCTCACCCGACTCACTGAATGAAAGTATGAACCTGTTGACATTATCACTGCCGACAAACTTCTTGTTTATCTTCTTTTCAATTGCTTCCTGTGTCTCTTTATCTGGAACTCCATTGTTGAATGATATGATAGCAGACGGACTAAAGTTGTTGAGGATTGAATTGAGATGATAATTGCTTATCTCACAACTTGTCTCAACTGCTTTGATTGCTCCACTCCATCTTGGAACTGGATATAGTCCTCTTGATGCACCCTTGTAATAGAAAATAGAACTCTTCTGCTTCTTCTTAGGGTCAAAGATTGGCAACTCCTTTGGTTTAGAACCCCAACCGCTGATGTTATTGTCATAGTATGCTGTCTTACCGTCATCTGATAGTCTGATATGAGATACATTGACCCAATAAAGTTCACTTATTCTGTTCTCTGCATCACGCAATACGTTGAATGCGAATCCACCTGTAACTAGATAATCCAAATATAGGTTTCTAAAGAGGTCATCGTAGGTCTCACCATCAACATTGACTTGGTCGGTTAAGAAACGACCTGACACACCTTGACCGATAGTGTAATCTATTATTCCGTTGATGATAGACTGTAAGATAGTTGAGTTCTGGTACAGTCCAAACAGATACTCTGGGTATTTATTGTCCTTTCCATAACCGACGTACTTCTTGCCCGCCATCTTGGTCTCTTCTAGCACAGGAATGACTTTGCTCTTGTTCTCTATGATAGCAAAGTGCATAGTCTCTTTGTTTTCTGTGTTCATTACTTATTATAGATAGTTTTTTGATTGTCCTTTTTATAGGATATTGGTTCTTTTACGGTTGACATAACCTGTAATAGTCCTGCTTCTTTCTGATATCCGTTGGCAGCGACCAGACTGTATGAATATTCACCTGATTCTAAATACCTGAAATCAAGTCCTGTAAATATCCAGTAACCTGATTTGTTACCATTATTTGTGAGATTGTCAAAGTCTGACACTTTATGAGATAAATTATGTGTCAATATCAACTTGAATGGTCCTTCTGCTGCGTTGTGTTTTGCTATGAATATTGACTGATTGTCTTCTGGTTTTATGAAAATCATCTAAGAATTGCGTTAATTTCCTTATATAATTGTAACAGTTATTATATAAAATATGCAATTTTGAATTTTTATAAATTAAAGGTTACATACATGACCCTGTTTTTTATTAATAAAAATGGAGTAGATGTATGTAACCGTTTTTTCTTACAATAAATTGGTTTATATTAAGTTACACCCAAATCCGAAAATGCATTTTTTCACAATTCGGATTTTGTGTCTAATTGCTTTCC